TAAAGAATACATGAAAGACCAGAAAAGTTCTACGAATATGGCGCGTGTTGAAGGAGAGATGATCGGCTCTTGGAATCTTGATTTTTAACTTTTTATGAGCAATTTTCTTGAGTTGTGCCAAGACATGGCTAGAGATGTGGGCATCCCCGGAAGTGGCCCTTCTAGTGTAGTATCAGCCACTTTATCTGAAGAAGAAAATTCTATTGTTCGTTATATTAAAAAAGCAGATATTGACATTCAAAGTCGATGGTTTGATTGGGACTTTCTTTGGGCTGAAGCGAATATATCCACTATTATTGGAACTTCAACTCTAACAAGTAGCAACACAGGGTTTCCTACCTCTTTAGGTAATTGGAAGACAGATTCTTTAGTTTGGCAAAAAACTACAGATGATTATTTGATTTTGGATTATATGTTCTGGAACGAGTATAGAGATACATACAAATATGGATCCATTCTTTCTAGCAGCCCGGAAGTTTACGCGATAAAGCCTGATAACAATTTAGATGTATACCCCACGCCTGATGCAGTAAAAACAATTTCTGCTGAATACTGGAAGTCTCCTACTGAAATGTCAGTGGATGGGTCTCATTCCCCTATACCTGATAGATTCAGAAAAATCATTATTGCTAGGGCAAAAATCTATTATGCGGAAAATGAAGATGCTCAAGAAATTCTAGAAGGAGCTTTGACTGAGTTTGAGGACTTGTTAGATAAGCTGGAAGCGGATCAATTACCAAGACAAAAGAATAGAAGATTCTCTCAAGCTCAAGACTTATATAATTTTACGGTAGTTACCGAATGAGCAAGTTAAGGGTACGAAGCATCCCAACAGAAAAAAGGAGATCTACTTACTTTCCTTTTGAGGGTGGTTTAAACATGGTCGATCCTTCCTTGGCTTTAAAGCCGGGGGAGTTAGTTGCTGCTGATAATTTTGAAATTGATATTCGTGGTAGATATAGACGCATTGATGGGTATGAGCGGTTTGATGGGAGAGAGCTTCCATCAGCAGTTGCTTATTACAAAATGCCTTTTATTACTGGTGCCGCCAAAGCAAAAATGTTTAGTAGCGCTTTTGGGACAGCGTTTAGATTTAGCATTCCTTCTATTGGCGACATCATAAAAGGCGAAACTAGTGGAGCGTTGGGATCTATTTTGACGGTAGTCATTGAAGATATAACAGGAAGCGCCGCCTCTGGATCATTTGCTGCTGGGGATGCAGAAGGCAATATTTATTTTACAGTAACTAGCGGTACATTTCAGGATGGTGAAACACTATTCTTTCTTCATAAAGATAGCGCATTCGGTGCATCTTTTTTCGTGGGGTTCAAATAATGGCAACAGAAGCACTAAGGAAAACAAGAACGGTTTTAACTGGGACAAGTTTTACGGATAATACTACAGGCGCAATTACTGCTGAAATGGTTCGTCAATATGTAGAATCAGCAATGGGAGCTTACGGCTGCATTAATAATGCTGCTGGAGATGGTGTTCCTGCTAATCAAGCGGTGGCAGCAGGTACGACAGTAACTGTAGATTGGTCTCTTGGCGCGTTAGGATCTAATGTTAAAGATGATACGGGAACTGTCGGGGCTGTGACGGTTGGAACAGAAGCAGATTTTGTAAATGATCAAATAAGAATTTACGACAAAGGAATCTTTGTTGTCAATTTAGCTTTATCATTAAAACAGGAAGCAGTGGCTACAGACATTAACTGGACCGCAATGGTTTCAAGCGATAACACTGGCGGGGCTACTACAGATTTGCCAGCAATAAAAGCGGTTCAACTTTTAGGCAACGTTATTGATGCTGGTAATTTTTCAGTCAATGGGATTATAGACACTACAGCCCATACAACCTATACAGATGTGTACGCTAGAATCAAGCAGGATAATGTAGGTTCGCAAAACTTTAAACTTCACTTTGGGCAACTGTCTGTTTATCGAGTAGGCTAATGGGGTTATACGCGACTTCAGTTACTTTCGGAGCACCAGTAAAGCCTGTTGCCGCTACTGATGCTGAGGTAAGGGCTAGGATCGAAGATCAAAGAGCGCTTATAGATGTTGTCCCCGGCGAAGGAAGCGTTTTAGGTGTTTGGGTTTTTGGGGCGACGACATACGCCTTTAGAAATAAAGTAGGGGGCGCTACTGCTGGGATGTATAAATCATCCTCCACTGGTTGGGTGGAAGTTAATCTTGGTCAAGTTTTAGACTTTGATGGAACAACCACAAATGGTGAGCCTGTTCCCGGTAATCTAGGAAGCCCCACCACCATTAGAGGTGGAACAAGCGGCGCTGAAGGTTCTCTAATGGGGATATCTTATTATGGACTTTGGGAGACTGGCGGAACCGGAGGCATGGTTTTAAAAGATGTTACCGGAACCTTTCAAGATGATGAAGATTTGCAGATGCCTCTTTTGGCTTTTGGTTCTGGCGCAATTGAGATTGTAGAGGGAGATGTTATTACTGGAGCTGCATCAGGAAAGACTGCAAATGTTACTAGCGTCACTTTAACTGGAGGAGCATGGGATGGGTCTGCTAGTGGATCAATCTCTGTTAAAGATAATACAGGAACTTGGAATTCTGGTGAAAACATCCAAGTAGGTGGCGTCACTAGAGCAACAGTAAGCGGAGCCTCACAGCCTTCTAATGTTAAAATAGCTGTTGCTAAAGGGGTTTTATATAATCAATCTATAAATCCCGGTGGGAATTATGAGTTTGTAACTTATAATTTTAGAGGGGAATCCTCTGGAATTTCCATGTACGGGGTTAATTCTGTTGACAAAGGGTTTGCTTTTGATGGAACGACCTTTGTAAAAAACTTTACTGGTCAAGAAGTTGACCAACCCCAACATGTTCATGCTCACCAAAAACATTTATTTTACTCCTATGCGAATGGTTCAATTCAGAACTCTAGTATTATAGCTCCGAATAAATGGTCTACAATAACTGGAGCGGCTGAGCTGTCTATCGGTGATGTAGTTAGCGGGTTCTCCACTGAAGTTAATAATGTAATGTCAGTCTTTACAAGAAATGACGCATACATGTTATATGGAACATCTGCTGCTGACTGGTCTTTGAGAAGGTTTCATGCTGGTGCTGGCGCGATTCCGCATACAATACAAAAGATGGATCAGACATTTTTCTTAGATGATCGTGGGCTAACATCCATTTTTACTGTTCAATACTTTGGTGATTTCCAGTCTGCTGTAGCTTCGGATAAAGTCGATCCTTATATACAGGCAAAGAAAGAAAGCACCGTTACTTCATTAAGGGTTCGGGGAAAGAATCAGTATAGAATTTATTTCAACGATAAAACCGGATTGGAGATGACCTTTATAAATAAAACCAATCAGGGGCTGATGCCTTTTACTTTAAAAGATCAAATTGTTTGTACTTGTTCTGTAGAAGATACGAATGGCTTTGAAGTTTTGTATGGGGGTTTTGATGACGGCTATGTAAGAAGGCTAGATTCAGGAACAAGTTTTGATGGCGGAACGGTAGACTCATTTATAAGATCAGCCTACTACCATTATGACGCCCCCGGAATGAGAAAAAGATTCAGACAAGTAAACCTTGAAATTAATGCTGACACATCAACGACCCTTACAGTGTTCCCTGATTATGATTTTGGCGGAACATTTGATCCAAAGACTTCTCCTGTATCAGATGCGTATTCAGTGGATGTCACAGCGGATGGTTGGAATGAGGATGATGTGAGCAATCCAGCTACTGGAGTTACGGTAGTTGCTTCTGAAAGATTGAAAATTAACGGCATAGGAACCAACATGAGTTTAATTATTAAAAACAGTTCTATCTACGATAAGCCCATAACCTTACAAGGCGCTATTGTCGATTATTCACCACGAGGTATTAGACGATGAGTTATAAAAGCTATGTTGAAGGGCATAAAGATTTACTTGCACATTATAATAAAAATGTTAAAAGTTCAGGAGCCTCTATAGAGGCATGGGGGCAAAAGCATTGGCAAAAACACGGGGAAGGTGAGATTTCCGCAGGGACAAGAAAAGGCGCAACTCCGGGGAGTAATAATGCGCCAGCCCCTTCTCCCGGTGGTAACCCTACCGCAGTAACGCCAAATTATACTCAAGGCCAGTTGCAGGGAAGCAATGTTTTGCCCAGCGCTAATCCAGCGAATCCTACAGCATCTCAGTATTCTAGTTATGTAGATCAGTTTCAAGGAATGAAAAATTCTTGGGGTTTGATTGAGGCTAGGTTGGCTGGAAAGAATGTAAGCGGAATGACGGGGCATCAGAGTATGTCT